TTTTTATTTTTTAATAAAACCAAAAACATATCTCTGAATAATGGCCTTATACATAAAAAACAAAGATAGTGTATTTCACAGTCAATAAACTTTACATTTCTTAAAGTTGCAACAATACGCACCCTGATTTGTTCAGGGTGTTTCGTTTTATATTAAATGGTTTTGCGTTTTATTTTTTTATTTATTTTTCAGTAAATTAAAAATCGCCGGGGAAAGCCCGGTTTAATTTTTCATTTATATCTTTCCACTTGGAAATCTTGGCCGTTCTTCAAAAGTGTAAATGCTATTACCGCCAGTTTCCGCATAAGTGCGACGATTATCACTTTCGGCCTTTTGCCGTTCTTTTGCAGTCGGCTTACATACTTGGCAAAGTTTCTGCTTCGGTATGCGTGCATAGCCGGAATAAACAAGGTTGTTCGCAAATGGGTATTGCCCAACTTAGAAATACGCGGTCTGCCTTTTAGGCTTGTTCCTGACTGGTTTTCCTTGGGGTCTAAGCCTAGGTAGGCTACAAATTGCGCTGCGCTCTTGAATCGTTCCTTTTGGATCAGAACTGACAAAAGGCTGTTGGCCGCTGCTTCGCCTATGCCTGTGATGGTTTTCAGGCGCTCTTTTTGGGTTTTGTAGTCGGGATTGTCTTTGTGAAACTGGTTCAGTTGGTTTTGAACGGCTTTGATTTGCTGTTGAAGATGGATAATGGTGGACTGTATCAGTGGGAGCAGGTAGGTGGGGGCGGTTTGGAGTTTGGTTTGTTCGGCTGCTTTTTGGCGTTTCAGGCGGTGTTGGTATCGTGTCAGTTCTTGCAGTTTTGTTTGTGCTTCGGTGGGTTTCTGCCACGGTCGGGGTTCTAGTGCTTTGCAGTATTGGGCTATGGTTTTTGCGTCTTGGCGGTCTGTTTTGCTTCTTTGTAAAACGGCTGTTCCGAAACCTTTTATTTTACGTGGGTTCTCTACACTCATTCGGTAGTATCTGCTCAAATATTCAGCTGCTGCTTCGTAGTATTTCCCTGTTGCTTCGCAACAGCAATGCAGCCTTTCTGTTGCGCCGTTTTCTTTCAGCCAGTCTTTCAATTCTTGAAATCCAACCTTGCTGTTTTTGAACTTACGCTCAAAAAAAAGGCCGTCTGAAATCAGACAGCAATCTAGTGTTGCTTTTGATACGTCTATGCCTAAGTACATGGGGTTTTGCCTTATGAATACGGGCTTTTTGCCCTAGATAGTGTTCAAATTCAGGTTATTAGAAAACCCGTGCTTCAATCTTTGTTACAGCCTTGTAGCTGTGCCGTACTTACGAAGTCACGGGCTTTGCTTGGTGTTTCGTCAAACGCCAAGCCCTGAAAATGCTGGTTTCACGTTCAGGGCTTGGGGCTTTAAATGTTTTTGCCTTCGGCGACGTTCGCCACGTGGCAGGGGTTGGCGCAAAAAAACCGCACCAACCCCGCTTTTTAGCGTTTTTTGGTGCGTGAGCGTCAAGGGGTATCCAAAAAGATTTATAAAGGCAAAAAGCACGCCTTTACAAATCTTTCTGGACGTCCTCCCCCTGACTTGTGTTAGGGTGGTCTATTTGGCTACGTTATATCCATAATAAATAATTACTGCTGCTCCTATTAACGACATTATGCACATCGGCAGAACGAAATATTTAAAAAATCCTCGCCAGCCTTTACGCTCATAGGTCGTTGCCGCCCATATCCCTAAAAAAAACGCCAATCCCGCATTCATCAATTAACCTTTCCGCCCTCATTACTTAGGGCTTTATCTTCGTATCCGTCATACATTAAATTCTGCGGACTCTTTCCACCCATTGTCAAGACTTGCGGCTGGTCAGGCGTGTATGCGGTCTCCGTCGGTTTTACGGCTTCTGCCGTCTGCGTTTTATAGGGGTTGAATGGTAATCCGTCTTTGACGTAGTTCAAGCAGGTCTGTTTGCCGATTTCTTTAATCTTTGTGCCTTGGTCGGTATAGCAGGTACAGCGGTTCTCAACTTTGATACAGGCGACAGGCCAAGGCATGACTTTGACGGCTTTGTTCATGCCGTCGTATATAGGGGCGGTTTCGGGGCGTTCTGCGATACGGGGCTGGTAGTCTTCTTCTGTCAGATGAGGCTTTGGCGGTTCGGACGGCGTTTGCACCTTTGCTGCTGCGTACTGCCCCGCTGCGCCGTCGTCCGCCGCGGGAGCGGCTGCCGCCTGCGCTTCGGGGCTTGCCGCTGACGCGGCAATGTGTGCCTGTGCCGTTTGTCCCTCTATTATTGGTTTTTCCATATTTTTCCAAAAGGATGAGAAATAATACAAACCTCCACCAAGCAAGGCTATTGCGATGGGTATCAGATAAAGAACCTTGCTGCGCTTGGTTCTGATTTTGGTGTGTTCTTCAGCGGACTTGTACAGCCCATACACGCTTTTATCAAGCCTATACACGCTGATTAGGGCTTCCCTGATGTTTGCCCTGCTTTCAGGGTCTTTTGCGCCGCCTGTCGTCCATTCGAGCTTACGGCGCAGTCCTAAATTAGTCTTGCCGAAATGGGTGTGGTGTTCTATCAGTCCGCGCAAATGGACGTCTATCAGACGGGGATGTTGAGTTATCAAGAGGAAATCAAGACCACGGTGTCTATGTGTTTCAAGTTCGGCGACGTAGTCAGGTACTTTCGAACCGCTAGGACGTGGGCGGAATATGCGTTGGCATTCGTCAACAACGATAATCGCGCCCGGCGGTGCCCACTTCGGCCATGTCTGAATGCTTTCTCCTTCTGGTATTTCTTCATGTGGTATTTTCAGGTCAAGAATGCCGTCTACATAAAGCGGACGATTCATAAAGTCTTTTTGCTTGGCAAGCATGGAAACGACTTTCAGGGTTTTGCCCGAACCCGGTACGCCTGTTAACAGATATAACATGTTTTCTTCCTATTTCGACTGAATGATGGTAGACAGTTTTTTAAAGCCTTTTAGGGATATTACGAAGCTGAACGCACCAAATATCCAATTCAGAATGACACCGAATCCCGCTATATACAGTATTTGCAAGGCTTCGTCGGGGAAACCGCCGATACTACGGCTTATTTCGTTAATGAAATAATCCTGCAAAGCATTCAGTCCTGTTACTGAAATAAAACTCAAACCTACGGCGGTCAGTATGCGCCCTGCTACGGACATGAGGACGCCTGTTATCAATGATGCCCAGTTCATTTCACAATTCCTTTACGGATTCATAGACAAAATAGGCACATGTCAGCACGCATATTGCGATGAAGATGGGGCGCAGCTTGCGCGCCAAGTCGCACAACGGGTCATAGCTGAACTCTACCTGTCCCAATGCACCGAAATCTACGGAGCGGGGAGCGGGACACTTCCCGTCAGACTGGAACACGTCCAAAGGCTTGAAATTCAGGTCTATGGTCTGTTCAGGTAGTTTAATATCTTCCGACTTTCCTCCCAAAATACATTGAGCAGAATTTGGATTTTGCTGACAAAAATCTTTTTCTTTGTCATTTTGATTCTGTTCATTTTGACTATTCGACTCATTCGGTGTGTTTGGCGAATTCGGGCTATTTGGTGCGTTTGGCGTTTCTGTACTCTCCTTTCGGCTCGGTGTTGTCTTATCGGGCTTATTCGGTGCTTCTGGACTGTTCGGCTTTAAATCTGGACGTGGTACATAATCAACGCTCACAGTACCGTCTTGATGCATTTTGAATCTTGTTTGTTGTGGGGTGCTACTGCCTTCAGGTGTGTACGGCGCACTAAGCGCAGTATCAGGACTAAATGTGCTTTGCTCGGCAGATTGATTCATAACGCCCATTTTTGCCAGTTGATTCATCAGTTCTGCATGGTTTGTCTGATTGTTTTCCAACATGCGGCGCAGGATGTCTAACATTTCTTTTTGTGTCAGCATGAATTCTGATGGATTGACTTGATCGGTATTCTTAGCTGCATTGGGAATATTGGGACTGCCTGCTGGGTATGATTTGTAATAAACATAGACATGCTTATCTGATGGAGTGCTAACAGTAATTCTTGATGGGGATGAATTAGGAATGTCAATATCAACATGAGAAACAAAACGGCCTAAATATGAAGGAGAGTTGTCTAAGGTATTATCTTTTGAACCACTTAAATTTATTCCAAATTTAGAATAAAAAACATAATTTTGATAACTTCCATTTATATTTACTATCAGTTGATATTTAATCATTCCATTCTTTTTTGCTTCTTCGTCTTTCTTCTGTTCTTCTTTATTTTGTTGTTCTTGTTGTTGCGCTTTTTGTGCTGCTTCTGCTGCTTTTTTAGCTGCTGCGTTTGCTACTGCTTTTTGGTAGTTGCCTTCGGATTCTGCTTCGCGTTGGGCTTGTGCTGCTTTCTGAATCGCATTAGATATTTGTTCTTGTGATGCCCCATCTCTTAATCCTGTTTTGTCTAAAAAAGAATTAATACCTGACCCGAGTCCAGTAATATCTAGTTTAGATAAACCTGTCAGAATTGCACCGACACCATTACGCGCAGCCATAGCCCAATCGCCATTTTTTATGTCTCTATATGTCCAAGCTGCATAATCAGAACCAATAGCCCCACCCATAGCAGTAGCACCGGCCAATGTCCCACCCAATACAGTTTCAACTTTACCAACATTCACCCGTTGATTAACATTTGTGTTCATCGTGCCAGTTTCGCCATATCGGCCTGTAACCGTTACAGTTTTGCCTTGGCTACCATTAATATTTCCGCCATTTTTAGTTACTGTCGGTTTGCCGTTGTTTTGTACATCAACTTTCCAGACGCCTGTTTTTGGATCGTAGCCACGACGTTGCAAGGCTTGATCGGATGGGAATCCTGCGTTTTGATGTTGTGCCGGCGGCGGCAATCCTGCGTCTGCCCATGTCTGCCCTACGACCAAGAGCGAGCCAAGACATACAAGAAGACGGCTAATGTTAGGGGCTTTGCCATGCCCAGTAAAAATGCGGTTTCGGGTATCATTCTTCATTTCTTTCTCTCTGCCATAAAACCAGTCTCACGATAACGACGACGGCAAAGACTGCAATCATGGCATACATCATCTGTGTGCCTATTTGTTCGCCGAAACGGTAATATTTCATGCTATCGCACTGCGGAAATTGAAGTTTTACGGTCTGTTCGTTATAAGTCCAAGTCTGTCCGTTAAAAACGGGGTGATGCAACACCCCGTCTTTGTCTATGGTCGGTACGACTTGAGTCATCACTTCGTTTGTTGCCTGCTCTGCCGTTTCATGACAGATTCTGCCGACCTGATAACCCATGTTGCACCTTATGCAGAGCGTTTCACTGCGGATTTGATAACACTAATGGAAACGGCGGCAACGGCCAAAGCAACGGCAACCGCGCCGACGGCAATAATGCCCGATTTCAATGAGCCCAATTCTGTTTTAGCGGCTTCGACCATGCCGTTATCTTCTGCGAATGCTAATACTGGCAATGCTGCAACGGTTACAAAAGCGGCTGCTTTTTGAAATTTGGTTTTAATACTCATGATATTTTCCTTTATGGAGTTAAAAAAATGGTTGTGGCGGTGTTTCGGGGTCAATTCAGGGAACACCGCCGAACCCCTGAAACTGGTTTATGCTTCGTCCGAATAGTAGATGTTGTCTTTAAATGCACGAGGAAACACTTGCATTGAGACGATTTGCTGCGGTTTGTAATGCTCGTACTTTTCTGGATGTTTTGTGCGAACTTCGCAAATGCGGGTTTCTGTATCTGAACGGATAATCAAACCGACATAGTGGGTCTTGCTGAATGTGCCGTCTTGGTTTTTGCGTTCTCGTGCGAACATCCGGTCAAATGCGGCAATGACGAAAATACCTTGTTTGCGTTCGGTTTCTTGAGACATGATGTTTCCTTTCTGCCAACTTAGGGCATATTGATGATGGTTTCTCGGTTATAAAACGCCCATTTCGGGCTAATTAAGCTGGATAAAATACGGTTGTAGTTTTCTTCTGTAATGGCTTTGAGTTCTCTGTTAAATTCATGTTTTGCATACTGTTTTAAATATGGCTCAATGCAGATAATCCATTTCTGGAGCTTCTCGCGCCATAGGCGCGAACCAGCACTTACAAACGAAAAATTGCTGTTTGCAATCTTCCACAGACTTTTTTTGTCGATGGTTGTACGAATCAGGCGATAGCCTTTGTCTTCAGGAAGTCTGCTGTTAATGTGTTTTGAAATGTATTTGGCCACATATCTTGCCAAGCCTTTGCTGTTGGTCTTTACCGGCAAAAGTTCGGAACGGCCGAAACCGTATTTATCCATGTTTTCACGAAGAATTTGCCAAAGCTGACGGAGTGCTTTGTTTGCTGATGTGTAGTTTCGGGCTTGAATTTGCTTAAAATTCAGGCCGCGGCGAATGTCTTCGCGTGTGTTCACAATCAGATGGAAATGAATACGACCGCTTTTCATGCGCTCGTATACGCAAATGTAGTGTTCAAAATGTTTTTTCAGGAAATTTGTGCGTAAGCTGTGGAAACGGCGTTGTGCTTCTTTCACTTCTTGAACGTCATCAGAAAAAGTCAAAGTCAAAAATCCAACATGGTTAAGGCCGAATGCTTCAATAAATTGATGTACATTCATTTCCAAAGCGCTTGATGATTTTTTATGTGATGTTGAAAACTCGTTAAATTCGGGTTTGCATTCGTTCGTCAGGAATTTTTCGTAACCAATCGGCATTTGCTTTGCATTGTTTTTATTAAGTTTTTCTGTCTCAATGCAGTTATTACTATTTAGACAAGGAAGAGCGCGTTCCGCGCTTGCTGAAGCTGAACGGTTCATGCGTTTTCCTCCTGATTCATAAAATCAGCTACGCACAAATCGCCATATAAAGAAGCGGCTTCTTCTGTTGCTTTTGGATTTTGGGGATTGGTTACGGGGAAAGCTCTTGTATTAATGAGCTTGGAATAGCCGTCCTTATCAGAAAAAAGACGGAAGATGTAGGCAACTGGATTTTGTTCCGGTTGTGGTGTGATAGTGTAGAAACAAATTGACATTTCAGACCCCTTGAAAAGTCGGTTAATCGGAACTTGTCAAGGGGTTTGGTTTGTAATTTACACTCCCTTAACGGAGTGCAATATATAAGGCCGTCTT